TTCGACAAGTCAAAAAAAATTCCCTAAATGGGAAAATGAAAAGGTGGTGAAATAAATGGCAGGTAGACCGAGAGAACCAGTTGATTTGCTGATTGCAAAAGGCAAAAAGCATTTGACAAAAGATGAAATTGAAGAAAGAAAAGAACAGGAAATTGAAGTGCCATTTGTGGACATTGAACCACCAGAATATTTGAAGGGCAAAAAGAGAATTGCAGAATTCAATCACTATGCAGATATGCTTTTGAAGATTGGAATTTTCACAGAATTGGATGTGGATGTTCTTGCACAATATATTCTGGCAAAAGAACTGTATCTGACATATACAAAACAGCTTGAAAAGGTGATGTCCAAAGCAAACATTGTTCACAAGTGGGCTGTTGTTGATGAACTGGCATCCAAGTGTGATGATTCAGGAACGCTTGAACATTTAGTGGCACTTCTTGAAAAGCTATGCAGAAGACAACGTGGTGAAGATGCCACAACATTGATGGGCTTGCAGGATAAAGCATTCAAGCAATGCATGTCTTGTGCAAAAGAACTTGGTTTGACAGTTACAAGCAGATGTAAATTAGTAGTTCCAACGCCACCAGATGATGAAGATGATGAATTGTGATAAATAAATACATTCAAGACTATATTGATCTAGTCGAACAAGGCAAAATCAGAACTTGCACTGAACAGAAACAATTGGTGGCAATGGTAAAAAAGGCACTGCAAGAAGAAGATTTGAAAGTTGATGAAGTTCGGCTTGAAAAATATATGTCATACCAACAATATTTTCCGTTCAATTTGTTCCCTTGGCAGACCTTTGTGTTTGCCCTGCATTGCTGTGTGTTCAAAAAAGACGGAACACCACGTTGGTCAGACCTGTTTGTGCTGATGGGGCGTGGTGGCGGCAAGAATGGATATTTATCATTTGAAGATTTCTGCCTGATTACACCAACAAATGATATTGCATATTATGACATTGACATTTGTGCAAACAGTGAGGAACAGGCAAAGACATCATTTGATGAAATATACAACATTCTTGAAAATCCGAAGTGGACAAAGAAGTTCAAGAAGAACTTCAGATGGACCAAAACGGAAATTCAGAACATCAAGACACGTTCAAAAATTAAGTACAGAACCAACAATCCAAAAGGCAAGGATGGTTTGCGGTCAGGAAAGGTTGACTTTGATGAACCGCACGCATATGAGAATTGGGAAAACATCAATGTGTTCACAACTGGACTTGGTAAAAAGCCGCATCCAAGAAGAACCTATGTTTCAACCAATGGTGATGTGCGTGAAGGTCCTTTGGATCAGTTAATTGAAAAGAGTAAAAAGATATTAGAAGGTGAGATTCCAGACAACGGATTCTTGCCTTTTATTTGTAAATTGGATTCTGAAGAAGAAGTCCATGATCCTGACAATTGGGAAAAGGCAAATCCTTCTTTGCCATATCTGCCAACGCTGAAAGACCAAATGATGCGTGAATATCAAGATTATTTGCTTGATCCAGTCATCAACAACGCATTCATGACAAAAAGAATGAACATTCCGCAGGGCAGAAAAGACACGGAAGTTGCAACATGGGAGAACATCAAGAAAACAAATGGTGAAGTTCCTGATCTGGCAGGCAAAACCTGCGTGTGCGGAATTGACTTTGCAAAGACAACAGACTTCATTTCAGTGTTCCTTCTGTTCAAGCAGAATGAAAAGTATTATGGCATTCATCATTCTTGGTTCTGCACACGGTCAAATGACAGGCACAGAATCAAATATCCGCTTCATGAAGCGGTGGAAAAAGGCACACTGACAATGGTTGATGATGTTGAAATCAATCCATCCATGATTGCTGAATGGATTCATGAACAGGGCATGATATATGACATTGAAAAGATTGCAATTGATAGTTTCAGATATTCCCTTTTGTCAAGGGAACTTGCGAACATTGGCTTTGAAGCAAAAGAAAAGAAGGTCAAATTGGTCCGTCCTTCTGATGTCATGCTTGTGCAACCAAAGATTCATTCATGGTTTGTGTCAAACAAAATCATTTGGGGTGATGATTCGTTGATGCGGTGGTTCACAAGAAATACCAAACTTGAACCTGCACCGAATAACAACTTCAAATATGGAAAGATTGAACCAAAGTCAAGAAAGACTGATGGATTCATGGCATTTGTCGCATCCGTAACACTTGAAGAAGAACTTCCAGAAACATCAGATTTTGGATTCTTTGAACCAATTATATTTTAGAAAGGGGTGAGAAAGTGAGGAAATACAGTCTTTTTAATTTCTTGGAAAGAAAGATGGACACTTCTGAAATCAGTCCTATTACACAGAAGTTGTTGGATCAGTTGGCGTTCAAGGAACTTGCACTGTATATTGGCATTTCATACATTGCGAACACGTTGAGCAAGTGCGAATTCAAGACCTATGAAAACGGTGAAGAAGTCCAGAATAAATTGTATTATATGCTGAATGTTTCACCGAATCCAAACGAGAATTCCAGTCAGTTCATCAACAAGTTCATTGAAAACTATTACTACCAAGGACATTCCCTGATTGTGCCGCACAATGACATGATTTATTGTGCAGACAGTTTTGACATTGATGATTCAAAACCGTTGCAGGAAAACATTTTCTTCAATGCAACCTTTGGTTGTCAGCAGTTGAAGAAAAAATTCAAAGCAAGTGATGTGTTTTATTTCAAACTGGACAATCAGAATGTGAAGTGCCTGATTGATTCATTATACATGCAGTATGGTGAAGTGATTTCACAGGCGTTGGCAACCTATAAGCGCACCAATGGCACAAAATACAAATTGATTTTGGAGAACTACAAAGCAGGTGATGCACAGTTCAATCAGATTTTCAATACAGTGCTGAAAGAGCAGTTGAAAACCTTCCTTGAAAATGAAAATGCAGTCTATCCGCAGTTCAAAGGAACTGATTTGCAGGAATTCACATCAAAGTCTTCCATGAAAGACACTTCAGACATCATTTCCATGCGGAAAGAAATCTTTGAAGTGACTGCGCAGGCGTTGAAGATTCCGTTGCCAATGATGCTTGGAAACATCACCAACATGAATGAGATTGTGAAAGTTTATCTTTCCATCTGCATTGATCCGCAGGCAGACATGATTGGTGAAGAATTAACACGGAAATATTATTCCTATGAAGAATGGAAAGCAGGCAACTATATCAAGGTTGATACATCCTGCATCAATCATGTTGACATCTTGGAAGTTGCCGACAAGATTTATAATGCAATCGGTTCTGGATGTGCAAACATTGACGATATGCGCAAGCGTTTGGGATGGAAGCCGCTTGGAACAGATTTCAGCAAACAGTTCTTCTTGTCAAAGAACTTTGTTCCTGCTGAAGAAATGCTGAACGCAACAATGAAAGGGGGTGAGTAGATGAAGCGGAACTATTATTCCTTGGAGAAAGCAAAGGAAACAGCAACAATCAACATCTATGGTGACATTACAAGTTGGGCATGGGAAGAACTTGGTGAAGTAAGTGCAGTGAATCTTTCAAAACAACTGGATGCACTTGGTGATGTGAATGAAATTCATGTTTATATCAACAGCTATGGTGGAGAAGTTGCGGAAGGTCTTGCAATTTACAATGCATTAAAACGCCACAAGGCAAAGGTCACAACATATTGTGATGGTTTTGCATGTTCCATTGCTTCAGTCATTTTCATGGCAGGTGATGAACGTGTCATGAATGAATCTTCACTGCTGATGATTCACAATGCATGGACAATGGCAGTTGGCAATTCAGAGGAATTGCGCAAGCAGGCTGATGATTTGGAGAAAATCACACAGGCATCTGTGGAAGCTTACAAATCACATTCTTCTTTGTCTGAAAAGGAAATCAAGAAGCTGATGGACAATGAAACATGGATTCTTCCAACAGAAGCACTTGAATATGGCTTTGCAACAAAGATTGACAAGCCTGAAAACAAGAACGCCAGTCAGAATGCATTCCTTCAGTTGCTTGACATTATCAAAGCGCATCAGGCAAAAGAAGCTGATGATGAAGCGGATGATGATGACGGAAAAGAAAATCCTGATGACACTGGTGCAGAAACACCAGATGATGACGGAAAAGAAAACCCTGATGACACTGGTGAAGATACACCAGATGACGAAGGGGAAGAAACGGAAACAACCACCCAGAAATGGAGTGGTTTTTTTAATGCACTTTTAAAAAATTATTAAAAAAGGAGATCAAAAACATGTTAAAGTTCGCAAACGAAAAAGAATCTATCAATCAGTTAGTTGCCGCAATGAAGAGTGGTGACGAACAGGAAATCAAGCAGGCATGGGAAGGAATTCATGATTCCATTGCAAGCAAGGTGAAGGAAGATTTTGCAGACCTTCAGGAATCCCATGATGCCGCAGTTCTTGCACAGCGTGGTTACAGACAGCTTACAAGCAAGGAAAACAAGTGGTATCAGAAGGTTATCAATGCACTGCGTGCCGCTGATCCGAAGCAGGCATTCACTGCTATCATTGGCAGTGACAATGAAGAAGACATGATGCCAACAACCATCATTGAAGATGTGTACAAGAACCTGAAGGAAGAACATCCGCTTCTTCAGGCAATCAACTTCCAGTATGTTGGTTTCATCACCAAGTGGATTCTGAATGACCACAGCGCACAGAATGCGGTTTGGGGCAAGATTACAGATGAAATTGTGAAGGAAATCACATCTTCCTTCAAGGTTGTTGATGTTGATCAGAACAAGTTATCTGCATACGCAATCATTGAACTTGGTATGTTAGACCTTGGACCAACATTCCTTGATGGTTACATCAGAACAGTGCTGTCCGAAGCAATCATGGCAGGTCTTGAACTTGCAATTGTTTCTGGTACTGGTGTGAATGAACCTGTTGGTCTTATCAAGGACATTTCTGAAGGTGTTTCTTACTCTTCCACAACTGGTTATCCAGACAAGGCAAAGGTTGCTGTGAAGTCCTTCATGCCTGCTGAATATGGCGCACTGGTTGCACAGATGGCAGAAACCGAGAACGGCAAGAAGAGAAAGTTCACAGAAGTTGGTTTAATCTGCAACATGACTGACTATCTCACAAAGGTTATGCCTGCAACAACCGTCCTGAATGCAAATGGTGTTTATGTGAACAACCTGTTCCCATTCCCAACAACCGTTTATGTTTCCAATGCGCTTGCTGACGGTGATGCAGTTCTGTTCCTGAAGGATGAATATTTCCTTGGCATGGGTGGTTCAAAGAACGGTGTCATTGAATATTCAGATGAATGCAAGTTCATTGAGGATCAGCGTGTGTTCAAGGTGAAGCAGTATGGCGCAGGCAGAGCGTTTGACAACACATCTGCTTTATATCTTAACATCAGCGATCTTGAACCTGCATACATCACTGTGAAGCAGGATGTTGTGACAGAGTAAGCAAGAAGGAAGGTTGTGAATCATGAGCAATGAAACATTGTTTGGGCAGGTCAAGCGCAAATTGAATGTCACTTGGAATGATGATGACACAACTGCACGGATTGAAGAAATAATTGATTCTGCGATTCCTGACTTGAAGCACAAGTTGGGAATCACAGATGACAATTTTGACTTCAGTCAGAAAGGAACAGAAAACACGCTGTTCCTTAACTATTGTTTGTATGAATGGAATCATTCACTGCCTGAATTTGATGACAACTATGCAAATACAATTGCGCAGTGCAGGGCAAAGCATGAAGTGAACAATTATCTTGCAGGCAATGCGGAAGGGGAAACATAAATGCGTAAAAGTAAAGAGTTTGAAACCTTCAATGATGGCGTTGTGTCCATCTATCGTGAAAAGCCAAGGGAAACAGACTTCAGTGCAAAGCGCAATGTTTCAACGCTTGATGATATGGACTTCATTGTGAAGCTGAACTTCAAGGAACTTTCCAAACGTGAACAGGATTTGGAGTTTGCACAGCAGAATGATTTCACACTGTCATTGAAAATCAAAAGCAGGCTTGTGAATGGTGTTGACAACAAGTGCAAAGCTGTCATTGACGGTTATTTGTATGATGTTTCATTTGTAGATAAAAGCAGAACAGAATTGTTTCTGTATTTGGAAGGGGTGAAAGCAATTGATCCTGAATGACATTAAAACCAAGTTGGAAGAACTGGACAACAATGTTTTTTATGGCATGGTTGACAATGTGATGCAGAAAACATTCTGGAATTATATTGTTTTCAACCGTACTACCATGAAACCAAATGCAAATAAAAGCGGCTTTTCCGATTATTTCACAGTTCATATCATCAGGGAAGAATGGATTCCTGAAGGATTTGAAATTGAAGTCATCAATAAGATGCTTGAAATTGACGGAATGCGCCTTGCCGCAAATGATGGTGTTTACACCTATGTTCCAAAGCCAAACACAAACATTGTGGTTGAAATGTTATCACTTGACTTTGTAAAGGCAAAGAAAGCGTGATTTTATGAGTGTATTCAGATTAGATGCGGATCAGGTTGCAAGACTTGAAGCCGCAATGAAAGACTTTCTTGGTGACACAGAAACAACAATCAATGATGTGTTGCACAATGAAGGTGGTCAACTGATTCATGATGAAATAAAACGGTTGATGCCAATGTCTGGCAAGCGGTGGAAGGGCAAAAAACCACCTGCAAAAACAAGCAACTCACTTGAAATCGTGGGTGGCAATCTTTCCGTGACTGTCAGTGCAAAAAAGGCATATCAATATTTGTATTTCCCTGATGATGGTTCAAATACACGCAGACACGCAGGAAATCAGCAATTCTTCCTGAATGGTGGAGAAAATCAAAAAGAAGAAATCACAAACCGTTGCATCAACAGGCTTATAAGTGGCTTTGAAGATGCAATCAACTAAAAAAGGAGCGTAAAAAAATGAATGGAGTTTTTTCTGAATATGAATTAAGAAAAATGGGCATCAAGTTCAAAACTGGTGAAGCATATCTTTCCGCAGACTGCGTTGGATCATGTGAAGAAGAACTTGAAACAAAGGTCATCACAAAGAAGTGCCGTGGCAATGTAGTCAAGACAACAGTCAAGGGAACTGGCAACGGCACATTGAACATTTCCATGCATATGCCGTATGAAATTTATACACAGGCATATGGCATGAATCTTGACACACTGATTGAAGGTGTCAAGGCATATGGACAGAATTCACGCCATGAAGCGTTCAGCATTGTGCAGGATGTTTTTGATGAAGATGGCAATGAAAAGTTCAAGGCATATCCAAATTGCATCATCCAGACTGGTGTTGTGCGTAAGATTGAAAACGGTGCAGAAGAAGTTGCGGAAGTTGAAATGGAAATTTCCGTGATGCCTGATGAATATGGCAATGGTATGTATGAAGCACCTGCAAGTGATCTTGTTGATGAAACTGCCAAGTCAACATGGATGACTGCATTCACACCAGAAATGGTTCAGGTTGCTTCTGCGTAAGGGGTGAAGTGTAAATGAAAGTAAAGGTTTTAAAAGACTTTAATGACAAATACACAGGTGAAAGACACAAAGCAGGTGACACAATGACAGTCACCAAGGCAAGATTTGAAGAAATTCTGACTGTTGACAAGTTGGTTGAAGAAGTTGTGGAAGAAGCGGCAGAAAATGCGCCTGCGGATGCGGCAGAACCACCAAAGAAGACAGGCAGAAAAGCATCAAAGAAGTCTGCTGAATAATGAAAAGGACATCACTTCTGTGGTGTCCTTTTACTTTTTATAAGGGAGCAAAGAAAAATGGAAGGTAAGAAATTAAATACAATCATAGATTTTGAATTTTATGATGGCACAACCGCAAAGATGACTTTGACCTTTTATGCGCTTTATCAGTTAAAGGCAAAAAACAAAGCATTGTATGAGCGTTACACAAAAATCATGTCAAAGCCAAATGCTTCTGAAGAATTGGAAATGATTACTGTTTTATACACCGCATATGTGTGTGCAAATCTTTCAGAAGAAAACCTGATGACAGAAGAAGAATTCATGATGAAGTGCGGTTCAGACAGAATTGCAGTCCGTGATGCGGTTCAGGAGTTAATAAGCCCAAAAAAACACTAGGATTCAGACTTCCATTTCTCCAAAAAACAACGGCAAGAGAAAGGACAATCAGACCACCCAAATTTGTTTTGGAAGATGTTGAAGACTATTACACATATTATGTGCAAATTCTTGAAATATCTGAAGATTTGTTTTGGTTTGCTGATGTTTCCTTTGTTCTTGGTGTTGTGGAGAACAAAACCGCATATGATGGTTGGCTGAATTCGGCAATCGAAAAGGAAAGAAAAAAACAGTCAAGAAGGGGGTGAGAACATGGCAAAAAATGAAGCCAAAATCCGTTTTTCAGCGGAAACAGGTGAATTCAATGATTCAATAAAAAAAGCAAATCAGGAAATGACTGAACTGCGTGCTGAATTGAGGCTGAATGAAACACAGATGCAAACAACTGGCAAAACAGTTGAAGGCTTGGAGCAGAAGCACAGGATTTTGACGGATCAATTGCAGGCATCCCAAGACAAAACAGAAGCGTTGAACCAGAAGGTCAACAAAGCAGTTGAAATCTATGGTGAAAATTCAACAGAGGTTTCAAAGCTTAGAACACAGCTTTTGAATGCGCAGACTGCCGAAGAAAAAATCAGGCAGGCAATCCAGTCCTGCAATGATGAACTGGAATCACAGAAGGGTGCTGTCATTGATGCCGCTGATGCACATGAAAATCTGACGGACAAAATCAAAAGACAGCAAAGTGAACTTGATGATTTGAAAGGTGAATATGCGGAACTGGTTGCAAGCGGAAAGGGCGCAACAGATGAAGCAAAGAATCTTGAACGGTCCATTTCTGACTTGTCTGGTGAACTGAAAGACAGTAAAACCGCAATGGCAGATGCTTCAAAAAAGGCTGATGAATTAGACAGAAGCCTTGATAATGTGGATAAATCTGCGGAAGATGCAGGTGATGGTTTCACAGTTTTGGGTGGCGCACTTGCAGACCTTGCATCAAATGCAATCCAGAATGTGATTGGTAAAGTAAGTGAATTCATTGGATATCTTGGTGAACTTCCTGCGGAAACAATGGAACTGCGGCAGGACATGGCAACGCTGACCACAGCTTTTGACAATGTTGGAATGAGTACGGAAACAGCAAAAAGCACATGGAAAGAACTGTATGCTGTTTTCGGTGAAGATGACAGGGCTGTTGAAACGGCAAACCATATTGCACGAATGGCAGAGAGTCAGGAAGACTTGAATGATTGGGTGACAATCACAACAGGTGTGTTTGCAACATATCAGGATTCATTGCCAGTGGAAGGATTGGCAGAAGCAAGTGCGGAAACTGCGAAAACAGGTACAGTCACAGGCAATCTTGCGGATGCACTCAATTGGAGTACGGAAGCGGCTGAAATGTTTGCTGATTACATGTCTGATGATGTTGTGACAGCGGAAGATGCATTCAATGTTGCATTGTCCGAATGTGCAACGGAACAGGAACGGCAAGCCTTAATCACTGACACGTTGACAAAATTATATGGTGATTCCGCTGAAACATACCGTGAAACAACATCAGCGCAAATGGAAGCAAAGGAAGCAACAGCAGATCAGATTCTTGCTGAAGCAAATCTTGCAACTGCCATTGAACCAGTCACAACCAAATTCAGTGAACTGAAAACAACACTTTTGACAGGTCTTCTTCCGACTGTTGAAAAGGTAAGTGGCGCATTTGTCAGCGCACTTGATTGGATGAAAGAACATCCAGTGCTATTGAAATCAATTGCTGTGACGGTTGGTGTTTTAGCAACAGCACTTGGAATTCTGACAGGCGTTGTTGTTGCACATACAATTGCACAATGGGCAATGAATTCAGCAATTCTTGCAAATCCTTTGACATGGGTGATTGTTGGAATTGTTGCCGCCATTGCTGTTCTGGCAGGTGCTATTGTGGCAATCGTCCATTATTGGGATGATATTGTTGCCGCAGTGCAGAATGCATGGGAAGTGGTGAAAACCACCCTTGCAGGATGGGGTGAATGGATCAATGCAAATGTGATTCAACCAGTTGCAACCTTCTTCACCGATTTATGGACAACTGTGACATCAGCATTTCAAAGCGCATGGGATTGGATCACAACATCCCTTGGAACACTTGGTTCATGGGTGGACACAAATGTGATTCAACCTGTTGTGAATTTCTTCACAGGGCTTTGGACAAAGCTTCAGGAAATTTGGAACACAATTGTGACGGTGGTGCAGGTTGCCTTTCAATTGATTGGTTCAATCATCAATGCCGCTGTGCAAATCATCACACTTCCGTTCATGTTCATTTGGGAAAACTGCAAGGAATATGTTTTTGAAGCGTGGGAATGGATCAAAGAAAAGGTTTCAGCAGGAATCAATGTTGTGAAGGAAGTCATGTCAACTGTGATGAATGCAATCCAGACAGCATTCACAACAGTATGGACCGCAATCAAAGATTTCATGACACCTATTCTTGAAACAATCAAAAATGCAATTTCAACCGCATGGAATGCTGTGAAATCAGTCACTTCCACAGTTTTCAATGCAGTCAAAACAGTTGCAACAACCGCATGGAACAACATCAAGACCAATGTTTCGACTGTTGTCAATGCAGTCAAAACAGCAGTTTCAACCGCATGGAACGCTGTGAAATCAGCAACTTCCACGGTTTTCAATGCTGTCAAGAGTGTTGCAAGCAATGTATGGAATGGAATCAAGACAACTGTTTCAACTGTTGTCAATGGTGTCAAGACAGCGGTTTCAGGTGCATGGAACACAGTGAAATCAACAACTTCAAGTGTGTTCAATTCCGTCAAGTCAACTGCAACAACAATCTGGAATGGAATCAAATCGGCAATCACAAAGCCAATTGAAGATGCAAAGAATAAGATCAAAGACATTGTTGACACAATCAAAGGTTTCTTCAGCGGCATGAAGCTGTCATTTCCAAGCATTAAACTTCCACACTTTTCAATCAAGCCGAGTGGTTGGAAGATTGGTGACTTGTTAGAAGGTGAAATTCCAAAGCTGTCAATTGAATGGTACAAAGACGGTGGTATCTTTACAAAACCAACTATTTTCAACACACCATACGGAATGAAAGGTGTTGGTGAAGCAGGTGAGGAAGCGGTTCTTCCAATTGACAGACTGGAAGGATATATTGCAGGAGCAATTGAAAGGACAATGCAGGTTGCAGATGTGCAGGCATTGGCAGATGCAATTGAAGATTTGGCAAACAGACCGATCCTGTTGAATGTGAATGGCAAAAACTTTGCAACAGCAACAGCAAATGACACTGACAATGTGAATGGTTTGCGTTCTGCATTCAAAAGCAGGGGCATTGTCTTAGGATAAAGCAAAAAAGTCAAAGGGCATCTGCAAAGGTGTCCTTTTTTACAAAAGAAAGGAACTTTACAAATGAACACAATAATAAATGTTGAATGTGTTGACCAAGAGTTGATTGTTACAAACGCACCAACACTTGCTTCAGGTGGTATTTGTGAAAATGTGGTTTCGTTCAAATTTTGCAACAAGTGGGATGGCTTCAGCAAAACAGCGGTGTTTTATCAGAATGAAAAGAATGTTTATTATGCATTGATAGACAGTCAGAACAAATGTGAAATACCGTATGAAGTGACACTGAATGAAGGAACACTGCATTTTGGTGTGTTTGGCGTAAATGGTGACACAAGAAGGACTTCCAAAGTGGAGAAAATCAGAATTCACAAAGGCGCATGGAATAGTGACATGCATCCTTCTGATCCGACACCAGACATCTATTCACAATTGTTGTCTAAATTTAATGAAGTCAATGAATTGCTGATAAGCTTCCTGAATGGAACTAGCACAACGCCAGTTGGCAATGCCAAAACACTTGAAGGTCATGGTGCTGACTATTTTGCAACGGCAGTGGCAGTTCAAAACATTGTGAACGGCACAACGCCAGTTGGCGCATTGGGAACGGAAACCGCAGAAGCATGGCAGACCAAGATTGACAACATCCAAACCACAAGCCGAGCAACATTGTCGCAGGCAGGTTGGTATAGGGTAGCGGAATACGTCGCAACAGTGGACGGTGGCTATTTAAACGGTGCGGCTTGTAATTCATGTGTATTGGAGATAAAGCGTGTATTTGGCAATAATTCCAATGAAAATCATGTAATAAGATTAAAATCATCTAACAATTTACAAGAGTTTATCCCTTATGATTGCTTTAGCGTAACACATTTATTTAAAAAAATAAGATACACTCACGATGGTTCTACAACGGCTTATTTAGAAGTGTATTATAGTGGAACGAAAAACAATCTTTCCTTGTTTATTGTAAATAGTCCTTTAGATGCTAGTAGCAGAAATTATGCATGGAAAGCCATCACACCAACACTCACTTCCGAAACCGCAGACGGAGTAACAGTAACCACAACTTACGATATTCCTGCTAATGCTAGTCCAGCAACAAGTAAAGACCTTGCGAATTATCTGCCTTTAAACGGTAGTAAGGCTATGACGGGCGATTTAATCCTGGGTAACGACGGGGTAGGCGGTAGAACCACTTTAGGTTTGCGTAATGCTCATAGGAGCGTAAATTTACAGATTGATAGTAACGGAAACTTTTACGCATATGACATTACAAATAGTAAAGAATTATTCTTATCAAATAAGAATAGTGCAAACACTTGGTACGGCACTGCCACTGGAAATTTACCGCTTACTGGTGGAACGGTAGACGGACATATAACAGTTGAAGCAAGCAGTGCATCATCTAGGGCACTCATAGTAAAAAATTCATTACGAGAAATAAATTTACAAGTGCAAGGCGATGGTAACGGAATACTTAGAGATGCCACCAATGGTAAAAACATCATTACTTCCACTTTAAACGGCACAAACACTTTCAACGGCACTGCCACTGGAAATTTACCGCTGAATGGTGGAACGATGACCGATTCAATAACTTATAAAGCAACAGACAGTGTTTATGCTTCGGCTTTGGGTACACGTTTCACAGATATAAATAACGACTTTGTTGGAGGTATGGGTGCATTTTATAGTGCGGGAACGTTCTCACATTTATATTTTAGTGCGGTTAAAAGTCCTCATGTTACAAGCAACGGACTTTCAATTACGGCTGATACTATCAAGTGGAAAGACAACCCACTCCTCCACACTGGCAATTCCGCAAAAGTAGTTGTTTCCAGTACACCATTAACCGAAGATGGTGCTGTTCGTGTTTGGTAAGGGAGGTATAGCCTATGTTTACTAAACGTGTTAATGGAGCAGAAGAAGAACTTGAAGTTGTGGCAAGACGAGAAGCAGGGGCAGATGTTGAAGCAGAAGCCGCATACAGATATGATCCCAATATTGGTGCAGAAGTTGAAGTGTGGAGTGCCATGAAGTGGATGAAAGAACTTGCAAACACTTTGACAGTGGCAGAAGCCGCCTATGGTTTTTCAAGTTCGCATGACTATCAGTTATGGTCTGTAAGTGGTGATGAAAATGATGGTGGTGTTGTTACCTACTATTTGGAAGGTGATTTCACAAATCCAACATTCAGTTTTGAATATGATGGTTGGTACAACTATGAAACTGCATCTGGTTCAGACCGTTATGTCAGCGCAGGAAAAATTGATCGGTATTTAAGAACCAAAAGTGGCACAGAAAGCTATTATGAAATTGTTTCTTCTGTGAACACAGTAGATACAGATACACAGTCCTATAGTTCACAGATACAAGGTGAATATGACCGTGTTGGTATTAGAATTGACTTGGCATCTTGGAGTGGTGCAGATAGTGGAAAATATCTTTTCTATGATATAAGTTTTTGGAACTTGAGAATTGATGGCAAAGAATGCTTGCCATCAGCAGATTGCATTATTGACCGTTAAGGAGGTACAAAAGAATGTTTATTACTATTGGAACAAACACATTGGAAGTTATTTCAGCAGGTGCAAAAAGACTTCCAAGCGGCAAGGTCATTGTGGTTGTTGAAGCAAAGCAGGACATCATTTCCCATGATGATTTAAGGGCTTTATTCAAGGACACAACAGATGATTTGATTGTCAGTTATGACAATGGCACAAAGGAAACCTTTGGCGGCTGTCACTATGCTGTCAAGGTTGCTGATGATGTAAAGACACAAATGGTTGATGGTGTCAAAGTGGAAGTTGAAATCCACAGGGCAGAAATCGAATGCAATTCTGAAGCGGATTTTCAGCTTGGCAGAATGAGAGGTACTATTGTGGCACAGGGTGAAACAATTGCAGTTCAGAATGAGCATGTGGCGGCACTCATGGAAGCAAGCACAAGTCAGTTGGATGCAATTGATTCCATTCTGACTGAAGTTCTTCCATTGGTAGCGCAGGAAGCGGCAAACATGGCAGTTGAACAGACTTTGGCGGCAATTGCAGAAGAAACACCAGAACTTGAAACTGAAACAGAAATCACAGAAGAAAATTAAAGGGGGCACATATTATGGCAAAGGTTATTGCAGACAACATTATCAATGCGGCAAAGGTTAGTTTGGAAGCAGGTCAGGAAAAGTACAGAACATATTTCCTGAAATATACATGGTATCAGTCTTACAAGGCGGCTGTTGATGCACGTTTGACAGCGGCAGGATTTAATGCTTGCATTGTGACAGCATAAAAGCATGATGATATTAAACAAAAGGGGGTGAAAGAATGATTGACCAATTAAGAATTGGCAACAAATATTCATATGATGACTATGAAGCCAATGTGAAAGAAAGAAGCATTGGTTCACCAAAGAAGAAGATCATCAAAGAACCATTTCCCTTTTCAAATATCACCTATGATTTTTCAAAAGTGGATGGTGAATTGCATTGGCAAGAAAGAACATTGCAATATATCTTTGAAATGGATGCCGTATCACCTGAAGAATTGGAAGAAAAGAAGATTGATTTCAAAATATGGGTAATGAATGTCTTTGAAGAAGAACTGCAAGATCCGTTCATTGAAGACTATCACTTCATTGCGACATTTGAAAGCATAGATTTTGATGACAGTGAAATTGAAAAGACAACAATCACAGTCACTTTCACTGCATATCCATTCATGCTTTCAAATACAAAGAAGGGTATCACATACAACATTCCAACAGCTTCAGCAGAAGAAGTGCGGATTGTCAACAAATCAAGTCATAAAATTACGCCAGTATTGATTGCCAGTGTTCCAGTTTCTTTTGTATATGAGAATACCACATATTCAATCAATGCAGGTGAAACAACCAATGATTCTTTCAAACTGGAAACAGGTGCAAGCACATTGACGATTCAACCAGTGTCAACAGGCGGCACATTGCGGATTGAATTTGTGGAAGAGGTGTTCTGATGTATGTTGTTAAATTGAAAAATGGTTCTTTGGAAACAGAAATCCACGGAATTAAAGAAAAATTAAACAGCGGAAGTGTAGTAAAAGGAATCAATACAATTGATTCCTTTTCTTTTTCCATGAATTTGTTCAATGCAGGTTTCAAAGCGGTCCATGACTTCCAGACACTTGTTTCTGTATTTAACACAAACAAAAACAGGTATGAATTCCAAGGGCGTGCAATTTATACAAGCGGATCAATGGATGAAACAGGATTCATTTCAAAAGATGTTGTTTGTGAAAGTTTCCTTGGATTCCTTTGTGACAGTCAACAGAAGTATGTTGCAACACGGAACTGGACTGTGACAGGACTGCTTGAATATATTTTGGATGTTCATAATTCACAGGTGGAAGAATACAAGCAATTCAGGCTTGGTGAAGTGACTGTGACTGATCCGAATGACAATTTATATCTTGGCATTCAGCGTGATAATTCATGGAAGACAATTGAAGACAAGTTAATCAACACACTTGGTGGTGAAATCACCTTCCGTGTTGTTGATGGCGTGAACTACATTGATTATCTGGTGCAAAGGGGTGAAACTCTTTCAACGGAAATTGCGCTGTCAAAAAACATGAAATCAATCACAAGGGAAGACAATCCGCTGAACTATGCTTCCAGACTGATTCCTTTGGGTGCAAAACTGACGGATGAAGAAGGGAATGAAACGGAAGAACGCCTTGACATCACCAGTGTGAATGATGGCATTGATTACATTGAAAGTGAAGAAGCACTTCAGGCTTTTGGAATTCGGTATTTAACAGTGATATTTGAAGATGTTACGGTTGCAAGTAATCTTCTGGCAAAAGGAAAAGCATACCTTGCAGAAAACAACAAAGTTCAAATCAAATACACCATCAATGCGCTTGATTTATCGTTGCTTGGTCTGGACATCAATGACTTTGATGTTTGCAACTATCATCCTATTAAAAATTCACTTTTGGGCATTGATGACATTGCAAGAATCATCAAAAAGACTGTGAATGTTGTGGATGAAAGCCAATCAACCTTTGAAATTGGTGACAATTTCAAAACGCTGTCCGATTTGCAGGCAGAACGTGAAGAAACCTTTGCAAATACCGTTCAATCACTTCAGAATGCACAAAATGACCTGAAAAAATATGTTGCAAATGAAGTTGAATCCAGTTCAAAGGAATTGAAAGAAATTGTGGTTATTCAGAACACAACAATGACAAATGACTTTGAACAGATTCTTTTCAATGCGCTTCAGTCTTACACAGAAACAGGTGATTTTGAAGCATATCAGAACATTGTTTCATCACAGTTGGCATTGCTTGCGGATCAGATGTCATTGCAGTTCACGGAAACCACAAAGCACATTGAAGATGTCAATGGTGCTTTGCAGGAGCAGTTGAACACGGTGACAAAATACTTCACTTTTGACATTGATGGTTTATCAATCGGACAGGTTGACAATCCAAACAAGGTTGTCATTGACAATGATGAAATCAGCATCCTTGTGAATGGTGTCACAGTCCAGAAATTTGATGCACAAGGGCAGGCGTTGATTCCTGAATTGCACATCACAAACAAACTGAATCTGTTTGGATATGTGATTGAAGAAGATTCAAAGGGCAATGTCAATTGTGCATATGCAGGGGGTGAATCATAATGGCAAACAGCGGAAGCACAAGTGTGGCTGTCACTTCTTATGATACATTGAAATTCACTTGGACAATCACCAGTCAGTCAATTGCAAATAACACTTCCACAATCAGTTGGGTGTTGCAATTGATTTCAGGTTCATCAGGTGCAATCAATTCAACTGCATCAAAGAACTGGTCCGTCACGGTAAACGGCACAACTTACAGCGGCACAAATACAGTTGGTATTGGCAACAATGCCACAAAGACACTGGCAAGCGGCACAACAAACATTGCACACAATTCTGATGGCACAAAGTCCTTCAGTTATTCTTTCAGTCAGTATTTTGGAATCACCTTCAGCGGTTCATCCATTGGCACAAAGACTGGATCAGGAAGCGGCATTCTGACAACGATTCCAAGAAAGTCCACAATGACAGTTGGCAATGGAACACTTGGAACAGAACTGACAATGACGGTCAGCAAAAAGGCAACTTCTTTCACTCACACCATCAAATATGTCAGTGGAAATTATAGTGGCACAATTGTTGAAAAATCATCTTCTGCCAGTGTGAAATGGACACCACCTGTTGAATTGGCAAATGGCGCACCAAACGGAACTTCAGTATATATTGCACTGACCATTGAAACATTCAATGGAAGCACATCTATTGGATCAAACAAGTATTCAATCACATGTGCGATTCCTGCAAGTGTCAAGCCATCTGTTTCATTCACTGTTGCAGATGCTATGGGCTATTTGTCCAAATATGGTGCATATGTTCAGGGGAAATCCAAGTTCAAGATTGCTGTCACTGCATCAGAGGGCTACAATTCAAGAATTGTTTCATACAAGGTTGTGGCAAATGGAAAGACATACACCACAGCAAATGTTGAAACAGATGTCATTGCATCCAGTGGCACATTGACCATCACTGTCACTGTCACCGATTCCAGAGGACGGACAGCAACAGCAAGCAAGACTGTGACTGTTGTTGAATATGCAACGCCAAAAATCAATTCCTTGACAGTGAAAAGAACCAATTCCGCAGGAAGCAATGATTCAGGTGGTGCATATCTGACTGTGGTGTTCAATGCAACTGTTTCTTCAATCAGTTCCAAGAACAGTGCGGTTTATAAATTGCAGTACAAAAAGAAAAGCGCATCATCATACACAACTGTGACATTATCAGCATATTCAAAGGTGTATTCCGTAACAAATGGCACATACACATTCAGTGCTGACACGGCATCCAGTTATGATGTGATTTTGTCTGTGACAGATGACTTCACAACAGCGGAAAAGGGTGGTGCAGGTCCTTCCATCAAGAAAATCTTTTCCATTCTTTCAAAGGGGCTTGGATTTGCCTTTGGAAAGATTGCAGAGATTGAAAACGCACTGGAAATTGCATTTGACATCTATGACAAGCACGGAACGCAGATCAGAAACGGTCTTGTGTTTTATGAAAGCAATGGTTCAACGGATGCAAACACAACACTTGAAGAATTATTCCTTTCAGCTACCAACACACCTGATGGCGGCTTGTGGAATGTCAGACAGATTTTCTACAGTTCAAAAAGTGCAGAAGCAAGCAGGACGCAACATGCAATGCCGTATGCAAGCGGTGCAAACTTTGGCAATGCAAACAAAAGCAATTTCCGCAGGCATTATGTGAACGGCACTGGATGGGGTGAATGGATTGAAGAACCTGTCATTGTTGAAAAGGGAACTTCAGGCATTTGGCAGTATGTGAAGTACAGTGACGGAAGTGCAGAATGTTGGGGCAAATATTCCATTGCTGATTTAGCCTGCACAACTGCGCTTGGCAGTATGTACAGAACAGCAGTTTTTCAACCTGCTTCATTTCCATTCACAATGTCAAATGTTTATGTGTTTGCAGATTATGAATCAGCAGGTTATGGTGGATTTTTGTGGGCTACAACAAACGCTTCCACAACTGCACCACCTAGTTATTATCTTGTAAGACCGACAAGTGCAACTGTCACAGGTACGGTCAAATTCCATGTCAAAGGTACATGGAAATAAAAGAAAGCATCCCTTTTCACAAAGGGGTGCTTTTTATATGACATAACAAAAGAAAGGAACAGATGAAAATGGAAATCACGTTGAATCTGACAACAATAATCACAGCATTTATCTGTGCTATGGGTATTCCATCCGCAATCACAGGTTTTTGTGTTCGCAGACTTGAAAAGAAGATGGAAAAGCATCAGAAACAGCAGGATGAAAAAGAAGAAGCACGGAAGCAGAATGAAATCATCATCATTGAAAGCGTGAATGCATCAATTGCCCTTGCTGAAGCAACAGCATTGGCAGTTCAACGAATTCCAGATGCAAAATGCAATGGTGACATGCATTCTGCACTGGAATATGCAAACAAAATCAAACACAAACACAGGGATTTCATCACAAAGCAGGGTATCAACGCCCTGTATTAAGGGGGTGCAAAAATGAGCAAAGAGCGCAAAACATCAAATATTATTCTGCTTATACTTGGCATCTTTGTTGTGGCTTTCATTATTACAATGATAGTCATTTTTTGTGTGAAGGGTAGTGTTCCTGACACACTCATTCAGTACACATTGGGTGCAGGTGGTCTTGAAGTGTTGGTCCTTGCACTGATTAAAATTTCAAAAGTTGTTGTTGGTGAAAAAACCGACACAGAGAAGGGAGAAAGTGAATTATGACAGTAGAAATCTTTTTAGCGTTGCTTGCATTCTTTGCAATAGTGACAAGCCTTTTGACAGAAGGGGTGAAATACCTTCTTGATTCCATGTCCGTGAACTATGCATCAAATATTGTTGTCTTGGTGGTTGCGGTTGTTGTTGGTGGTGTCGGCACATCCGTGTTCTATATTTGGAATCAGTATGAATGGACCACATTGCACATCATCTGTATTTTCCTGATGTGTGTTGCAAATTGGTTGGGTGCAATGGTTGGATATGACAAAGTTGTTCAGGCAATTACACAGTTGAAAAACAAACAGGGGTGATTGAAAATGGCAAAATACGCAAGCAAGGTGATTGAGCAGGCAAAGGCATGGATCGGAAAGAAGGAATCCAATGGCACGCACAAGGCAATCATTGATGTGTATAATTCACACAAGCCTTTGGCAAATAACTACAAAGTGACATATACTGATTCATGGTGTGCAACATTTGTCAGCGCAGTTGCAATCAAACTTGGATATACTGACATCATTCCAACAGAATGCAGTTGTCAAAGAATGATTGAACTGTTCAAGAAGAAGGGCTGTTGGATTGAAAATGAAAACAGAACACCGAATGCAGGTGAAATCATCTTCTATGACTGGCAGGACAGCGGAAGCGGCAATAACACTGGTTGGTCAGATCACGTTGGCATTGTGGAAAAGGTATCAGGCAACAAAATCACAGTGATTGAAGGAAACTATTCTGATTCCGTAAAGCGCAGAACATTGGCTGTGAATGGCAGATACATCAGGGGCTATGGTGTACCAAAGTATGATGCTGAAGTTGCGGCAAGCAAGCCAACAACAGCTTCAGGAAGCACCAAAAGCAAGGAAGCAAAGCAAAGTGCAAAATCCTTCCTGTCATCCGTTGCAGGTACATATGAAGTCACTGCAAGCGCACTGAATGTCAGGGAAGGGGCAGGAACATCCTTTGCTTCAATGGTTGCAATTCCAAAGGGAACAAAAGTCAAGTGCTATGGATATTATACAACTGTGAGTGGCACAAAGTGGTTGTATGTACAGTTCACATACAAGGGCGTGCAATACACTGGCTTTGCATCTTCAAAATATCTCAAAAAATAGGCTTCAGAATTGGGCTAATTTTCGATTTTAGGCGTGCAGTCAATAAAATATATGTGTAACGCTTTAAAATTGAAATTTGGGGCAAATACGCAAAGAAAAAAAGGGGTTCAGGTCAGTCCTGAATCCCTTGTTTTTGTTTTTCATTATCCAATTTGTACTGGATCAGGTTCAGCAGGTATTTTGGACACTGCCTTGTTTCCTGTTCCCAATGCTGAATTGTGCGGTATGGAATACCAAAGTATTCACTGAACTGTTTCAAGTTCATTCCTGATTCTTGTCTTATTTTTTTGAATGTCATTAGTGTTCACCTTCCTTCAATTCTATCAACGGACAATCTTCATGTCGCTTTGTCGAAAATACCTTTTTCATTTCATCTTTATATGTATTTTTCTTCTGTGGCAGGTTACAATGTAACACTTTACATTCCCAACAATTCTCTGGAAGTTTCTGCATAGTTGTCTTTACATAAATCATGTATGATCCTTTCTGACAGTCTGACCACCGACTGACAGGGCAGTGAATTGATTGTTTAGTGGTTTATATATTCGTTTAATTTGTCAACATCAAACTTGTAATAATACAATCCCATCTGTTTTCCATCCATTGTGATATATTCGTCTTTTTTCTTATACATCACAAGAATGCCTTTCTTTACAAATTTTTCACACATTACTTTTGACATTGAAGGATAACAAGAGTGCCAACCAGAAAAATATTCCTGTGAAATAAGTTGCCAACAAGCACCATTAAATAAAACAACATCATTTTCTGTTATCTCAAAAATCCTTCTACCAATTTTCAATTCTACCATGTCATTTCCTTTCTGACAGTCTGACCACCGACTGACAGGGCAGTGAATTGATTGTTTAAAGCGGAAATTCTTGTCCGTTTTCCTCTTCCCATTTCTGTTCCATTTCATAAAGCTTTTCTAACCATTCCACTTCATTCATTTCCTTTGGCTTTTTAACTCTGAAAAACTTTTCTAATTTTGCAATGCGTTCACCAATCATTCTTGTACCTCCATATAGAATTCATCATCCTGCAACACAACCACTTCACCACGTTCAAGTTTTTTCCTGTCCTGTTCTGTTGCTCCGTGACTTTTAAATGTTCTGTTGAAGTAGTTTTCACCTTCTCTGAATCCGTTGATATAATACTTTGTCATGCCTTTTCCTTTCTGACAGTCTGACCACCGACTGACAGGGCGTTGAATTGGTTGTTTTATTTTGCCATTGTGCAAAAGCCATTCCATGCGATTTTTAAACCACATTTTGTTGTTGCTATTGCTGTGCTTCCTGATGTTTCTTTGCATTCTGTTACTTCAAAACCAAAACAAGTTTCCAACATTTCTTTGAACTGTTCTGGTGTTCTTGTTGTACACCATGCACCATTAGTATTCACATAGCCGCCATAGCTTGTTTTTGCCGTTTCACTGATTTTTTCTTTTGTTGTATATACTTTGTAATCTTTCCACATATCCTTTTCTTTCCTTTCTTGGTGGTTTATTTCCTGTTCTTTATGTCTATATCATAAGCCCATTGGGCGCATTTTGCAATATCGGAAAAATGCACAAACTTTCATGGTGTTCTTTGTACAATATGCCCAATGGGCGCAAAAAGAAGGGCAGAAATGAATCCACCCTTCCTGTCATGTTTATTTTATTTCTGAAAGCAGTGATTCAATGGTGTATGCCTGAATCAGATATTGCAGGGCATCAGCGGCATCCTTTCCTTTGCTTTCTTTGTGCATTTCAAAGCAATACGCCATTTCATTTTCCAAGTGTTTGACAACTTCTTCAACTGTTTTCATTCCTGATCCATCCCCTTTTTGCTTTTGTTGTGTTTAAGTTCCTGCACCCATTCTTCAAAGTCACCTTGTTTCACATGCTTATCAGCTTCTTTTCTCAATTCAATAGCATCTTCAACATTCTTGAAACATCCAAGGTGATAATATTTTTTCTTGTGGTTTATCTTTGCACAATAAACATTGTCCTTTTCTTTGAACACAATTCCTGCATGTCCAAATTTGTTCGGTCTGATTTCTGAACTGGCATGGAGTTTTTGCAACCATTCTTTGAAACAACCATTTGCAACCTGCTGTTCCGCTTCTTCCAAAATGTCATATGCTTCTTGCAAATTATTCCTTTTTGCTATATAATACCGTTTGCCATCAACGGTGATGTCAACACGGTATCTGATTCCAGTTGATGTTTTCAATTGGGCAATACCTTTTTTATTGTATCTATTTCTGCATTTGGGTTTTTTAATGTGTTTTAGCCATTCATCAAAAGTTCCATTGGCAAGTTGTCTTTCCGCTTCCAGTCGCAATTCAATGGCTTCTTCCACAGTGTCACGAATGCCAAAATAGTGCTTTTTTCCCATGACCTGCATTTCTGCCCTATACCTGACAGCACCATCAGGAAACACCTGCTGTGATACACCAGTCTGGTTGTGCTTGTTTTTTACACCACCATTTGCATCACCAGTCTTGATGATGGTTACACCGTTTTTGATAATTCTCTTCATTGTTGCATTCCCCTTTGTGGGCGTTGTCAGTTTATAAGATTGAATAAAGCTAACTTTATAAACTGACACCGCATGATAAATTTTTTTGAAAGCCTTGTGTATCAAGGCTTTCAGCCTTTAAAAGTTCCAGTTGATAAAGATGTCTTCACCATCAATTTCAATGAAATCTATCAGTTCCATGATTGCATCATGGATGTCCATTGAATTTCCTTCTGCAAGGACCGTTTCAAATGTGTCTACCAGTTCCATGACTGTTTCTTTTTCAATTGACGGAATTTCCACTTCCAAGTTTTCCAATTCATCTTCCAAGGATGACTTTTCCTGATTCAGCGGTTCAATCTTGCCTTTGATTGCATTTAGGTCAAAAGAACCAAGCGCATACAAATCCATCATTCTTGAAATCTGCTTGTCAACTTCATCAATCCGCTTCTTGATAAGTTCTATTTTGGCAGTGTTGTCCACACTGTCACGCAGTTCATTAAAATATGAATCATCAGTTTTTAGTTTGCGGATTTCATTGTAAATAATATCTTCAAGAACATGGTCACGGTAGTTCTTGTTTTTACAGTTCGGATCGACAACAAGTTTTGGATCAGCCTTTGCCCTACTATAACAAGTATAATATGCCCTGCGTGAACCATCTTTGTTTTTACCACTCAAACGCCATGAATATTTTGTGTTGCAGTGCTTGCACCATATCAGTCCACCAAGGGGTGAATTGTATCTTTTGCTTGGTTTATATCGTTCATTCGTCAGCTTGCGTTCTTCCATAATCAATGCAACCTTGTCAAACTGTTCCTGTGAAATGATAGGGTCATGCAGTCCTTCATACCAGATGCCCTTGTGCTTGATTTTTCCAAGGTACACTTTGTTTGTGCAGGCATAACGCACTGTTGTGTCATTCCAAGGACCATATTTTGTTTTGTAACCTTTTTTATTGAATATCGTTGCAATGCTGTTCATTGGTGTTCTGGCAACTACAAGGTCAAACAATTCCTGAATCATCATTGCTTCAAATTCATTGATTTCCAGTCCACCAGTTTCAGGGTTGTAATCATATCCAATGGACGGTTTGCCACCACCTTTGTATTTTCCTTCTTTTGCCCTTCCTTCTTTACCATCTGCCATTCTTTCTTTAATGCGGCTTCTTTCCAGTTCCGCAAACACTGCCAAAATTCCAACCATTGCTTTTCCGAATGCTGTTGATGTATCAAAAGATTCTGCCCTTGACACAAAACCAACATTGTTTGGATCAAACACTTTTTGAATCATGTACAGTGTATCAAATTGGCTTCTGGATAATCGATCAAGTTTGTCCACAAGAACAATGTCTGCATTGCCTTTTTCAATTGCTTTTATCATCTGCTTCATTGCAGGTCTGTCCAAATCACCACCAGAATATCCATCATCAGTGTAAATCTTTACAACCTGCCATCCCATTGCTTCACAGTATTTTTGCAGGCGTTCAATCTGTTGCGGTATAGAATAACCTTCTTCGGCTTGTTTATTAGTCGATACACGCACATAAATGAACACACGCTTCTGCATCAGGTCTGGAACAACTTGAAATTCTTGTTTTGCCATTATCATCAAATCCTTTTAGTTATTATTTTGTAGTAAGTCTTCAATTTCCTTTGCTTGCTTTGCCTGTTTTCTGAATTTGTTGCTGATGAAAAAGCAGGACCATCCAAAAATTGAAACCAAAATTCCAAGCAACGGAACAATAAAAAGAAGAACTAAGCCCAATAACAGAAGCAGGATTCCCCACACAACTGCACTGACAGATGCCGTTTTGTACATGGCAGGTGAATATTCTTTTTGTTGTCTGTTCTTTCTTGAACCTTTTCCAGATTTAACAGTTTCCGTGTAATAGACACCAGTGTGCGGAATGCTCACACTTCTTGTCACTTTCCCATTAGAATTCACAGTATGCTTCAAGCTTCCTGATCCGAATGTCATACTTGTGCTGTTCTTGTTTAAATTTAGCTTCATTCCTTTTGTAATTTTGATACTTTTTCTGAATCTTGCTTTCATCATAAATCCTTTCATAAAATGCTGTTGACTGGTTAAAGAGTTACTAAAATATAGTTTCGTGTGTTTTTCCACCAACTTTTTCGAAAACTATTTGTAAATTTATGGAAATAGAACATTGAAAAACTAAAAATTATATTCATATAATATTCACATAACTTGCATATTTTTCACAAATCAATCATTTATAGTTCTTTTTAAGAACAAGCGTTCTTATTTTTGAAAGGAGAGAACCACATGAAAGAACATAAAAAACAGCTTTTGGAACTGATTGATAAATTAAGTGATAGCCAAATATTATATGCTTTGACACTGTTGAAAAAACTGTTCGGAAAAAGTTAATTTTCCGACTTGGCAAGGCTGTGGATCAGGTCCTTGACAAGTTTCTTTTTGTGTGCATCCAAACTTCTGAATTCTTCGAATATTTCATTCAAATCTTCATCCATAATCATTTCAAAATGTCTTTCTGCCATTTCCACAGGCTTTTCTTCAATATCACTTACTAATTCAACTGGTGGAATATCAAGGACTTTTGAAATCTTTGCCAAAACACTTCTTTTGATGTTGACAACTCTACCATTTTCATATTTTGCCACGGCAGATTTCTGAACACCAATCAAATTCCCCAATTCTTCCTGCGTGAATCCTTTTGCTAATCGTGCAGTTTTGATCTTGTTTCCTATGTTCAAATTTTATCACCACCTTCTTTGGTATATACATATATTACACCCTTGTGTCTTAAAAATCAAATATTTTTTAATGAGTTTCAAAAAAAGACATTGACAATTAAAAATTATCGTAGTATAGTAATGGTGTCTAAATCAGACACACCACAACATGAAGTGATGTATGTGAATCATGTCACAAGTTTTTGTATTTATAATGAAAGGGGGTATTTTGCATGAATTCAACACTTTTCAGAAGTATCATGGTTTTAAACAATGACACAAACAAATCATTGGCTGAATTTCTAAAGATCAGTGAACAGACTGTTTGCAACAAAATCAACGAAAATGGAACAGAATTCAAGCAGGGCGAGATTAAAAAGATTATAAAAAGATACAATCTCACACCAGAACAGATCAAAAATATTTTTTTTAACGATTGAGTGTCTAAAAAAGACACCAGAAAGGAAGGGCATCATGGCAGTCATACATATTTTTAAGAACGGCACACGGACAACAGAACTGAAAGATGTGTATGTGCCAAAAGAGATTGTGGAACGTGTTGTTGATATTTCAAGAAGAAAGCATAAAGCAGGAAGGGGCAAAAATGAAGCGTAGGAAATTGAAAAATATAATTCTGATGACAATCACATTGATAATGTTTTTATTGTTTTTCACATCAATGTGTTTTCTGGATGCTGATTCATGGATTCCATTGCAGGTGTGTGTTGTATCGTTTGCATGGTTGGCACTGTTTACATATGCAAATGGAATGTGGGTGATTTGATGGCAAATAAACATGAAGCGTGGGATTTGGCACAAATGCAAAGTCTTTCCCTTGAATCCAAGATCAGAATGACACAGCAAGCATCACAGATACAGAAGTGACAGCGCAATTTCATTTGTGGTTCACAAAAATATTGATGATAAGTCAAAAGGTTGGATTTCATCAGTGTACTTTGACGGACATGACATCAATAAAAATCTTGCATTTAGAAATATGAATGATGTTGAAATCATGCTTGTGCAGGCTGTGATGAACAGAATCCCAATCATCATTGATATTGATGAAGATGATGTTGATAATTCGTGGGATATTGATTGGTAAGCACGAAAAAAACCGCTTGATTTTTGCAAAAAGTATTCCTGCATAAAAAACGCCAACAAAACCAGTGAACAAAGGGGTTCAGGGGCGTTTCAGTAGGTGCAATATAATATCAAGCATTCGTTGCGTGCGGAAAGGGGCAAAAAAACATGAATGAAGCATGGAAAAATATATTCGAAAGGTTCATTGATTCTTACAAGGCAATACAGACTTTGCAAGAAAATGGATTGATGGATGAAGAAGAAAAAGCAGTGTATGAACACAATCTTCTTTCTGAAATCATATTTACCATGAAAACAGAAGTTGACGATTAAAGGGGGATTGAAATGAAAGTACCAAAAGAAATTGCCGACAAGGTGCAGAAATATCAAGAACTAAAAATGCAAACTGATAAATTATATGAAGAAATTGAAGAATATTTCACAACTGAACTGGATGCGGATGGTTTTGGTGAACCATTCATAACAGACAATCCAACTGGACACCTGCAAAATGATGATGAATATTGTGACCAACATTGTGTATATGAAGACTGGTATGAAGGTACATACTACCATCAAATTGAAGGTTCAGAAAAATATGTTGGTTATTCGTTTAATGTGTAAAAGTACGAAAACAAACAGAAAGGGCAGGTGTAAGCATGAAAGAAGTTTTATTATCACTGCATCCGCAGTATTGGGAACTGATAAAGAGTGGTCAGAAGACCTTGGAGATTCGCAAAACAAAACCGCAGGGAATGTTTCTTCCGTTCCGTGTCATTGTATATTGCACAGGCGGCATTGGTGTGGTTGGCAAATTTGACTGTGATGTTCTGCGGCAGACAATTGACATTCCTTCATTAACAGAAGGAAGCTGTCTGACACTGGATGAACTGCTTGCATATGCAGATGGAAAGCCGCTGTGTGCATGGCACATCCAAGAAAACAGTGTTGTTGAATATGAATGTCCGATTCCGCTTGAACGTGCAACAGGTTTGGAAAGACCACCGCAGTCATGGCAGTATTTGAGCAGGGAAAGCATATGAACAGGAACGATTTGAAAGATAAGTTGCAGGAATTCATTCTGGAACAGTTGGAAGATGAAAAGTCAGTCAATACATTGAAGAAATACCAACGGAATATTGAAGTGTTCCTTGATTGGCTTCCTGAAGAAAAAGCAATTGACAAGACCATTGTCATTGACTTCAAACGCCATCTTCTTGAAGACCTGCATTTCAGAACAAATACAATCAACAATTATGTTGTTTCCATTAACAAATTTCTGCACTGGTGCGGCATTGAGGATTGCAAGGTGAAGCAGTTGAAAAAACAGCATGTGACATCCAACAGTGAAATATTATCATTGGCAGATTATAAACGCCTTTTGCGCTTTGCAAAAAGGATGGATCAGGATGATACATATTTGATAATGAAAATTCTTGCAATGACTGGCATCCGCATTGAAGAACTGTCCTTCTTTACTGTTGAAAATGTGAAGTCAAATTATATTAAGGTAAGGAACAAAGGCAAGGAACGGTCCATCATTATCAGACAAGACCTTGCAAGGGAAATCAGGCAGTATTGCCGCAACAACAACATCAAAGAAGGTGTTATTTTCTTCTGTCAGACCAAAGGGAAGATGATGGCAAAATCAACAATCTGGCGCAGGATGAAGAAGATTGCAGGCGTGGCAAAGGTCAGGAAAAACAAGGTCCATGCACATTCCTTCAGACACCTATTTGCAAAGATGTTTTTGGAAGAATACAACGGAAGCATTGCGGAACTGGCTGACATTCTTGGTCATAATTCGTTGGAAACAACACGAATCTATGCCAAAACAACGGATGAAGAAAAACGCAAAAAATTGGAAAAATTACGGTTTTAAATAGACCGAACATTCAGATTATAAGGAAGGTGAACAAATTATGAATCATGTGATTTTTATGGGCAGGCTGACAAAAGATGCTGAAGTTAATTACACCAGAGATGGAAAGAAAATTGCAAAATTTGATCTTACAGTCAATAGAAAATTCAAAATAGAAGGGGAAGCAGATGCAGACTTCTTTTCCTGCGTGATTTTCGGAAAACTTGCTGAATCCTTTGAAAAGTGCAATGTCACCAAAGGAACAAAACTTGCCATCACTGGTGAAGTCAGAAACAACAACTACACCAACAAAGAAGGTCAAAAGATATATGGCACACAGATTGTTGTGGATTATTTTAATTTCTGTGAAAGCAAAGCATCAGGAGCAGGGCAGGCGCAAGCACCAGTTCCAGAAAGCAATGGTGATGGCTTCATGAACATTCCAGATGGCATTGATGAAGAATTGCCGTTCAACTAAAGCACGGATCAGAAGGGAGAAAAAGAAGTGGCAAAGCATAAAGAACTTAAAACAACAACAGACATTGTGAAACACATTCTTCTTCATCATCCGCAGGCACGGAACAGTGATAATGTACTTTATCTGAAGGTGTTGACCATTATGGGGATGCAGAATGGAATTCACATCAGCAATATGCCAGTTCCAGAGTTTTTCATGCATTTGAAGGAATATGGATTCCCATCATTTGAAACTGTTGGCAGGGTAAGGCGCAAAGTTGTGGAAACACATCCAGAACTGGCAGGAAACAGCACAGTGGAAGCACAAAGGATTTTGAATGAAGAAACTTTCAGAGATTATGCAAGGCAGGTGAATGTGTAATGAAAACAAATGGCAGATTGGTAGTTTGCGACCGTTGCGGAAAAGAAACTTTTTGCAAAGTGAAAAGTGATGTTGTGACTATTGACAATCAAACACGGTGGAACAAATTTGAATATGTGAAAGGTTGGTCCTATGTGTTTTTTGTTGGTGATTTGTGTCCTAGATGCACAAAGAAATACCATAAATTCAAAAAGGGTTCAAAGCGTTTAAAATATTTCAAAAGCAGGTGTTTAAAACATGGCAGATGTTAAATGGATCAAGATGGCAACAGGCTTGCCAAGCAATAAAAAATTGATACAACTGCGCACACTTCCTGAAGGTGACACAATTGCATTGATGTGGGTGTTTCTGATGTGTCTTGCAGGTGATGTGAATGAACAGGGATTGATATACATCACACCTGAAGTTCCATACACAGATGAAATGCTTGCGGAAGAATTCAGGATGGATATAAACACAATTCGGCTTGGATTGGAAGCTTTTCAAAGGTTCGGAATGATTGAAATCATTGAAGACATCATTTGTCTTCCTTCATGGGAAAAGTGGCAATCTGTTGATAAGCTTTCTGAAATCCGTGAATATAACAGACTTGCAAAACAACGGCAAAGGGCAAGACAAAAACAAAAGCTTTTGGAATGCGCAGGCAATGTCAATGACATGTCAATGACAAGTCAACCATGTCAAGGTATAGAGGTAGATGAAGATAAAGAAGAAAGAAATAAGATATATATATCTATTGTCGATTACCTGAACCAAAAAGCAGGCACAAAATACAAGGCATCTTCAAAGAAAACACAGACCTGCATTCATGCAAGGCTTGCTGAAGGATTCACATTTGATGATTTCAAGACAGTCATTGACAAGAAGTGTGCTGATTGGCTGAATGATGCAAAAATGGCGCAGTATTTAAGACCAGAAACATTGTTTGGCACAAAGTTTGAAGCATACCTGAATGCAAAGGTTATTAAACAACAGCAACCAGTGAACACAGGTGTTCCAGTTGGAAGTTCACAAGATGATCTGGATGAACTGTTCTGATACATATTAGAAAGCAGGTGGAAGTCATGAATGCACAGAAAGAAAAGCTTGGTGAAATGGTGGATGCAATCAGTTCCAATGTTCAAGCACCACCAGAAGGTGTGTACATGGGCATGGATGGTTTTCTTCACTGCCAAGTTTGCACAGACAAAGTGGAAACGGAAGTTGAAGTGTTTGGTGTGAAGAAGCGTGTCAGATGCATTTGCAGTTGCAGGCAAAAAGAACTGAATGCATACAAGGACCGTGAAAAGCGTGAAGAACAGGAGCGCAGAAGAAGAACTTGTTTTGCAGAAACCAACATGAAGGATTGGAACTTTGCCAATGATGACAGAAGAAATGAAAAGCTGTCTGATGCTATGCAGAATTATGTGAAGAACTTCACTGATTTCAGAAGGGATGGAAAAGGACTTCTTCTTCATGGAACAGTTGGAACAGGCAAAACATATTTTGCCGCTTGTATTGCAAATGCACTGATTGATGAAGGGTACACAGTTCTGATGACCAACTTTGCAAGGCTGACAAATCAGATTCAGGGGATGTTTGACGGAAAGCAGGAATACATTGACAGCTTGAACAAATACACGCTTCTTATTATTGATGACCTTGGTGCAGAAAGAAAATCAGAGTTCATGCAGGAAATGGTGTTCAACATTATTGATGCAAGATACAGATCAGGGCTTCCGTTCATCATCACAACAAATCTGACAACGGATGAAATCAAGAAACCGCAGGAAATTGGCTATTCACGAATATATGACAGAATCCTTGAACGCTGTTTTCCTGTGGAAGTGTCAGGTGTAAGCAGGCGCAGGCAGAATGTCAAGGACACGTTCTTTGATGTAAAAGAAAAACTAGGTTTATAGAAAGGAAATTAAATCATGAATATATTTTTATGTATTATTGCAGTCATTCTTCTTTTTGGAATGATTGGTGACAAGGAAAGACAAAACAGAATCAATTTCACATATGCTTTTTTGGCTGTGATTTTGGCAATTGTAGCACTCAACGTGATTCCATTACTTGTTTAGTAGAAAGGGTGAAGAACATGTTAGTGATTATTGACGGAAAAGAATACGTTGAAAAAAGTCTAATTGAAAACTGGTTGCATGGCGGCTTCTTTCCAGAGTTACAAAACAAATTTGAACGTGTTGAACAGGCGTTGGGATTTCGGTTGTTCCGTTGGCAAAAATCATACATTGCAATGGGTGAATTCAGATGCTATGGAAAAACAACCGCTGAATGTTTGCGCATGTTGTGGGAAGTTACTGCCGATCCAATAGATTTCACAAAACCACCAATAAGCAAAAGGGATGTTTTTTTCAGAAAAACAATGAAAGAAATTCAAGAAAAACTTGTGTCAGCAGGCATTCCAACAAGAACCGTATTTTGGAGCATTGCAGATAAAAAGAAATATGACTACATGAAAACAGTCGAATTTGAACGGCAGTTATATGATGAATGGTTAGTACAAAACCAAAAGCAATTATAAACAAAGAAAGGGAAAATATTATGTTAGGAAATGAATACCAGAGATTGGCAGGAAGAACAATCAACATGAATTTAACAGAAGAAGGAAAGGTGAACCATGCACTGCATGGAATGGTTGGTGAAATTGGTGAACTGCATTCACTTTATCAGAAGGTATATCAGGGGCATGAATTTGATATGGTCCATGCAAAGAAAGAAGTTGGTGATCTGCTGTGGTTTGTTGCGGAATACTGCACAGCGCAGGGATGGGAACTGGAAGAAATCATGCAGATGAACATTGACAAGCTGAAAGCAAGATTTCCTGAAGGGTTTGACAGTGAAAAATCATTGCACCGCAAAGCAGGTGACATCTAATTCATATTAAAAGAAAGGGAACACAAATGGAAGCAAAGCAATTTCTGAACCAATTGAAAAAGTTGGATAAAATGATTGAAAACAAGCTTGCTGAAAAAGCAAGGTGGCAGGCAATGGCAACCAGAACAACCGCACAGATCGGTGGTGAAAGGGTTCAATCGTCAGGAAGCAAGCAAAAGATGGCTGATGCCGTTGGCAGTTATCTTGACATTGAAAGGGAAATTGATGAACAGGTTGACAAGTTGGTTGATACACGGCAGGAAGTCATCTGTGTCATTGAAAAATTAAACACAACCGAATATGACCTTCTTCACAAGGTATATGTTCAGTATATGTCACTTTATGAAGTGGCTGACATGTACGGCAATACATACAGTTGGGCAACAACGGTTCATGGCAGGGCGTTGAAGAATGTGCAGAAAATCTTGGATCAAAAGGATGGTGCGCAGAATGAGTGAAAAATATAAAATCAAATGCAAGATTTGCGGCAGGGAATTTGAATCTTCATATAAACATGCACAGATTTGTTCTGAAGAGTGCAGGGAAGAAAACAAGAAACTTCACGCAAGAAAGCAGACCGCAGACCGCAGGGAAAAGAACCGTGCTTTGATGGGAACTAGGTTTTGCACGGTGTGCGGCAAGGAATTTCCAATCAAGAATTGGAATCAGAAAGTTTGTTCCAAAGCATGTGTTCTGGAAAATAGAAGAAAAAGAGATTCAATCAAAATACAGAAGAAAAAAGAACAGGGTGCGGCAATTGCAGAGCAGAAGGAAAAGAAAATGATTCCGCTTGTGAAAGATAGTGTTGCCGCACAAAAAGCAGGCACAAGCTATGGAAAACATGCCGCTGTTCCGTATCTGGCAAAGCAAAGTGAAGAAATGGCAAAGCGCAGAAGGGAACTGGATGCAGAATGGGAGAAAAAACGCAATGAAAAGAAAAATTCATAAATTTATGATGAAGTTTTGTTATAAGATGGCTTGCCGATCCGACTGGCGCATGAAATTCTGGTGCAGATGGTACACGGAATTTGCAGTGAGGTATTGCAGGGAAGGGGGTGACAGTGATGAAGCAGGTAATTGAAAGACTTATATGGTGTTTTCCGAGAAGTTTTGTGAATCCAAGCAATGAATTTATTGCACACAGAAGGGCAAATGAATATTTCAGACTTGATAATTGCAAGGATGAATTAGATGTCAAGTGTAAAGTGCTTGAATGGTTTTCAAGGGGAGCATACAAAACTGAACCATATAACAGTGAAAGTAAAAACCAAGAATTTCATGAGTTTATGCTTAGTGGAATCAATGAGTTTTTGGACACAGAATTCACAGAAGAAGATATGGAACAGATTTATACATATCTAGGCAATGCAGTACACCATGAAAGGACTATCCGCTTCATAGAAAGTGGATATGATATGGATGTTTTGAAAGGGGTGGAGTGATGGCAAAGTGTGACAAGTGCAAGCACAAGGGAATCTGCAAGCATGAAGAAAATATGAAGAAGTATGAAGCAGAAGTCAGAGAAAAATCAAAGTTGATGGAGTATCAGACATTTCATTCGGATATTCATTGTGATAATTACATGGGGGGTGTGATTGGTGACAGTATTTGATGAAATCAGGGCAGTATTAGAAAAGCACAAAGACCATATTCCAGTGGTAGCAACGGCAGAACTGCTTGCGGTTATTGATGGAACAGAGGAAAAACAGAAAGTTTTTGATGCAGATGCAGTTTTCAAAAAGATGTGGAGAGAATCAGAAGAAGTTTGTGGAAATACCATGATTGAATTGGAACGTGTAATTGAAATCATACAAGAAGAATTGTCAGGGGGTGTGATTGATGGTACATGAATTTAATGGATTTAGGCAAGGTGTTATTGGAAAGAATCTTCCTTCTGATACCACTTTAATGAATATGAGGAAATCAGAACTTGTTAAGTTGTTACATACTGCACAACACAATTATGATACCTTGATGTGGTTTTATAGTAATGCGGTTAATGTGAACATGAAACATCTTCAGGAAAAATCATGGATTCCTTGCAGTGAGAGATTGCCAGAGTTAAAACAAGAAGTATTGATAACGGCAGATGATAATGCGGTGTATCAAGGGGTTATGGCAAATGGTGGGTTTATGGTTTTTGAAAATGGTTGGATTGATACAAAACGAACATTAGCATGGCAACCACTTCCTGCACCATATCAGAAGGGAGAAAAGCATGAAACTGTGGCTTTATAAAAAATTACATTTGAATGATGATTATTCGGTAAGAGCAACACAACACAATGATATTCGGGAAAATATTCACACATACGGCACACCGTGGTTTTTTAAGGCAGTTGTGATGTATATTCGATTTCATTTTAAATATCCAAACTGCACGGTTGTTTTTACACATCATAAGTACAGATAGAATGTGAAGGGGTTATGATATGCGTGAAATCTTATTCAAAGCAAAGACGATAAACACCAAAAGATGGGTGCAGGGTTATTTCTTTGCAAAACCGATTCTTGAAAGGTACTTCATTATTCGTGATGAAGCACAGTGGGAAATTGATCCGAACACTTTATGCCAATACACAGGAAAGACCGACAAGAACGGCAACATGATTTGGGAAAATGACCTTGTTGAAGTAAAGAGTAATAAACGCCATTTTATTTCCCAAATATATTGGGATGATTATTGTGAAGGATTTATGTTTCAAGATACAGAAACAACATTCTGCGGCATGGATGCATTTTCTGATGGTGGATGTTACCGTTTTAATAATGAAGTTGTCGGCAACGCATTTGACAATGCGGATTTAGTGAAGGGGTGATGATATGGCAGAAAACAGATGTATTTGTTGCGGTGCTGTGATTCCAGAAGGAAGACAGGTTTGCCCAAACTGTGAAGTAAAGAAGTGCGGTTTTGAGGATGTTTCTTGCACAAGGAAGTGTATTTACTTTCATACTTGTATAAGAAATCCTTACATATACGAAATCAGAGAAGGGAGAAAATGAACTATGACAGTGGAAGAAGCATTGAAAGACATTGTTGAAGATGGTATTGAATTAGGTGCAGGAGATTATGTTGATGTAAATGCATTGAAGGTTGCAAGAAATGCACTGAAAGCACAAATCAAGTTGAAAGACTACATAGAACGCATCAATCAACCAGAATATAATGATATTGTATGGAAGAAAGATGAAGTGGTCCTGCTGTTGCAGGAATTGGTTGCAGAATAAAAAAAGTGTTGGGTTTTGTATATGCTGTGACTTTTTTGTATGTGTTGTGACTTCCTGTGACTTTTGTGCAAAAAGTTGTATATATTGTGACTAAAAAATATTTTACAATAGGATTTGGGCGTGTTACAATTATGATGTCAAATTATGAAAAGCACTTTGCTGAAACATGCAAGGTGCTTTTTCTGTTATATAAATAACATGCTGATGTGGCAGAGTTCGGTTGATTGCACTGGTCTTGAAAACCAGAAATCAGAAATGGTTCGAAGGTTCAAATCCTTCCATCAGCGTTTTTTTGAAAGCCTTTTAAATCTAATTTAAAGGGCTTTTTGTTTTGGGCTGAACAGAAGAAATGAAAGGGTTGTTGCTGTGTGAGAATACCAACAGGAATTTCACTTGCATCATATATCAGGAAACTAATTGAAGAAAACAAAATTGAAGAGTTCTATCAAACAGATGACTGGAAGGAACTGCGTGCTGAAGTATTAGAAGAACTTCACAATGAATGTCAGGAATGTTTGAAGCATGGAGAACTCACAACAGAAGAATTGTGTGTGCATCATGTCAATGAAGTCAAGGACAGACCTGATCTTGCGTTGTCCAAGTATTATATTGACAGTGATGGCAACCAACAACGGCAATTGATTCCGTTGTGTAAGATTTGCCACAATAAAGTGCATAAAAAACTGGAAAAATGGCAGAAAAAAGACAAGTTTACTAATGAAGAATTGTGGTAATACCCCCACTCCCCATATGCCCAAAATTTTTTGGGGGGAGAAAAA